TCATTCTTTTTCTTCATCTTCACCAATACTATCAATAAACACTGGTGTAGCTACATTTAAATCTACTTTCTCAGTAAATAAGCTATGGTATCTACCGAGTAAATCGCGAGCTTTCATGCGATCACTAGGCTTAATAGGTACATCTACTGTTTCCACATGTTCATTATATACGAGATTCATTCTTCCGGTATCTGGGTTACGTTCAAATGTACCTTTCTTTACTACAGCTTCTTTTGTTTCCGTTTCGTCGCCTACTGCTGCTTGAGTTAATAAATACAGTAACTCTTTGGCTGATAAAATTGTATCGTCCATAATCTCGTCTTTCTTACTTTTAATATATTCGTCTACTTTATCTTTTCGTAATAACCTACTACCAGTTACATGTGCGCTATTCGGGCTATATCCTGCCTTTATAGCACTTTTAGTAACGTTAAGTGTCTTTATATACTCATTCGCAAAACGTTCTTGTTTAGGCGTTAATTTGTCCATCGAATCACGCTCCTTGTTTCATTATTTTATTTAGTAAACCATCAAATAACTGTTGGACTCTTGTTTTAGACATTTCTAGTATTTGAGCTATATCATTAAATGTACGTCCATTACACAGAAACATAAAAATATTGTATTCTCTAAAATCCGCAATACGATCAACTAATATATCTAGCTCATTCATAAAAATATGATCATCTGCATTAATTTTTTGATATGCGTATTCTTCTACATCATCATTTAGCGTAAAGAAATCATTAGTTGATACGTCCTTATAATCATCATCCACATTATTATGGTAGTTTAATATAAAGTCTTTCAGTGTCTCCTTATCACCAACAAACATAATCACACCACCATTGTATGTTGTGGCTCACTAGCCTTTGTTAAAGGCTTATCATGATTAATGTTGTATAAATCTACCTGCAAACGTTCAATAAGCTCATGTGACTTGATACGTCCATGTGATTGCATATATCTAACAACCTGCCGTTGCTCTTCTTGTGAATAGGTATTGAGTATTTGTTTTAATAAATACAATCGCATTGCTGAATCATCTTTAAAACGTTTCAAATTATCTTTAGTTTCACTGATCCATATCACTAAATTATCAACGGGATAAGATACAGAAATAACACCCATAATATCGTCACATGTTGTTATTGAGGTGCTTAAGTGATACATTTCATCAATATGTGACTGTGCCGTCTTAATTTTAGAATTAATATATTTAGGATTATATTTTGTTAATAACTCATATTCAGATATCTTTGTTTGTTGATATGATTCATTAGTACGTTCTTGCACGATAATACCCCCAATAATATAGAATGAGCCTACCCCAAATAAAGGATAGGCGTTAAATTGATTATTTTGTCACACTATTGATTGTGTCAGTGTATCGGTCATTAATTGTTTTGAAATCCACTGAACCGTATTCATTTTCTGTTACAACCACACCACTGTTTGCCATTCCCGTTTGATTAATCACGTTATAGCTATACTCCAATTGAGCATATTCATCGTTGTTACGCTCTGGATATAAAACATTTTGTTTCAATGTTTCAAAACTCATGGCTACTTTATTTTTTTCACTTTCAGTAAATCGCTTATTGATGACATCTTGGAATAACTTCACTTCATATACCGTCGTATTAGTAGCACTAGCGTTTACAATCATTGCGATAACTTCAGTGTTATCTAATAAATCAATTTTGGCTGATAGATCTTGGCGCTTTAACATTTCAGATTGAGGATTGCTATAATCCTGTTGTGCTTGTTCAGTTAATGTATCCAATTTGTTTTTGATATCTTCCATCTTATTTATAGCAAACTGCTTAAAACTCTCAGTTAATGCTTCAACTTTTGGTTGCTGTTGCTTATCAATGACATCTGGACGATAGCCCTGCTTATACATTGTCTTAGTTTCATTAAGTAAATCGTCTAAATCTCCTAATAGATTTCTATATTTCCTGTCATCAAAGAATACACTCCATGTATTTGGCTTAGTTGTTGTTGTCATATATATACCTCTTTCGTTTTTATTTTATAATTTAATACGTTTTAAAGCCTCATAACGTTTCATACTGCCATCTGATAATCTTTTAATACTTTCCATTGCTTGTTGCTTTTCTTCATCGGTAGTAATGATGTAATAACCACGTTCATGTTTTTTATAGCTACATCCTATAGGATAACTATAATCATCAATCAATTTGCTTATAGCATTTCTTAACCATCTTTCATTAGATGAATTATACTCGTACCCTATTAAGTTAAGTATCTTGGACTTAGTTATATACTTATCTGTGGAGTTCTGAATAGTATCAAAAATTCTTAAATATTCGTTTGGTACCTTTGTTTTTTCTTTTTCAATTGTTTTCACGATTATAACCTCCATTTTTTCTCTCGATGGACGTTACACGTAATAAAAAATGTAAAAAGGAGCAATTTTTACTTTTGAAAAGAGAATTATTACTAACTATATTATACTAAATTTACACTTAAAACACAAACTTATGTTCCTGTTTATACTCATTTTATTTTATACTTAATAACCCTAATAAACATTGAATTAACAACTTTTATAAGTGTTTTTCATATACTATCACACACTATAAATAGAGAACTTATGTTCTTTAATATTTGCGCTTTGTCCCCCTCACGAAAATTAAGCGCTTAGCTTTTTTTAGTTTTTTATATAGGAGCCACACACTACATGCGACCCCTTATTACCTACTTACTCACACTATAGTACGATTCTTTCAACTCACTTAACTTACGCTCTAACGCCTTATAATCCTCTTGTGCAGCGTTCTCATCTTGTACAAATGCAGTAACCAACTTCAACCCCTCAACTAATTCTTGTGCAGGTTCATTAATCCCAGTAGCTAATTGATATAATATTTCGATATTACCTATTACATCAGCATTACTAGACTGAACGCCCTCAAGTTCTTCAACATTTAATCCACCCTCAATATAAGTGAACATATCTGTATTATTACTTTCTGCGAATGTCTCCAATCCATGCATGAAATATTCATTTTCGAATAATTGACTTGCCATCATATCGCTTATAGAGATGTGTTTGTCATCTTCAATATCATATCCGGTATAATGCCCCTCAATGCTTCGTATTAGCCCCTCTGTATGCTTATACGACGCTAATTCAAAAGCTTTTCTCACATTGCAGTCTTGAATGTAAATGTGACCGTATAAATTCCCCTCCATGACCACATACACCATATCAAACGGATCGTTATATATTTTGAATCCGAATGCTGTCTTTCTACTACTTTCTAATAATCCTGTGTAGTACCTTAATAACGTAGCTGCTCTTGTTTCAAATTGATTTGCGATTATTTCTATGTTCATTATGATTTATCTCCTTCATTTTTTGTTTTACTGAATTGTTCAAATTCACCTGTCTTGGGATTAAATTTTTTAATATAACGAGCAGGAGCCTTATCAATACATCCCATATCATCACTGTCATAGAAATTAATATGGTGTGCTTTTGTTAAAGCCATACATACGATTGGCGAATACCATATTTCTTCATCATCTATATATTCAACAAATAAATTCTCTGGTGCTGGTATAAGTTGAATCGGAGCATCATAGTCCAGTCGGCTATATATTTCATCTTTTTTATTCACTTTAAACGCACTCCATTTCTTTCTTACAAATATTAAATGCAACAGGCAACCAATGATCTGTTTTAATATATTTAGACTTCACTATCGGTAAGTCCAACCCTTTACCATCAACTAGATAAATAATTGGTGGACAAATATCCATCTCAATCAATCCATCTCGTTTAAGTTCAGCAATAATATTAAATGCTTCTTGGTTCCATCCAATCCAAAACACCACATTTGGATGTTGGCCACTTGTATATGCTCCATCACCTTTATAATTAAAGTTATTTTCTTCAAATACATTTTCTATTTCTACAAAAGTAGTTCCATCGTGTGATTCTATATATTCTAAAATTTCTGATTTTAAATGATTTTTATTCATTTTCTTCCTCCTAAAATTGTATAGGTGTCCCACTGTCTTATTTGCATTGTTTTTTAGGACACGTAAAGACACCCTTCAAATCTTACTCCTTCAAGGGGTTTGATTAATCTGTCTTACTGTCTCCCTACTTACTACCTATATATCTATATTTCGTACTTTGTGTATATATATTCTGTAAAACTTTTAACTAAAAACTATCAAGACACCAAGACACTTATAGCATGGCATTACTGCCACAAGGGATTAAAGGTGTCTTAAACCTGTCTTATAAGTGTCTTACTGTCCTAAAATTTATGACGATTCGACTTTAAGTTCCTTATAGTAAGAAGATAAATCTATGCTAAAACCATACTGCTTGCCTATGCCTTCACCATATCGCGTTTGCTTTTTCACTGTGCTACAATATCGTGTATTTCTTAACGCTTTATCAATCTTTCTTAAATGATGTTGTTGTGGTTGGTCATCTCGTTTCATCATCACTTTCCAAATTTCCATACTACATACTTTGTCACGCCATACATAAGCACCTGGTTTTGTATTTGGTAATTCAATTAATTTACCGTCACCATATAATTTAATGTAATCTTGGTCTATAACATCGTGAGCAGATATTCTTTTTTCTTCTAATGTTCTATACCAATAGTCAGATGGAATAGGACGCTCAAGAAATTCTTCAATTTCACCGACTAAAGCATCTTTTTCAGAATGTTCTTCTTGGACTTTCAATGCTGTTTCACTAGCTTCTTTATCTAACAACAATGCTTTATCCGTTGGATCATCATCAAAATAAACTTTAGCTTCAGCAAACATTTGTTGAACAATGTCTTGTGTTAAATCGTCAAACGGACTTTTAGTTGCTTTATTTTTATCTGTCGTAATAGGAAAGAAACGACGGTTACCTGTTTGGTCTTTTAGAAATTCATAATTATTTGTCGTACCTATAAACACACATTGGCGTGGATGTCGCTCAATACGTTTACCGTATGAAGCTCTATAAATATCTACAATCGCACTAATGAAACTTTTAATATCTTCAATAGTAGACTTTTGAAATGCTGCGAGCTCTTCTATCTCACACAACCAGGAACCTTGTATTTTTTTATAGGACTCATCACCTTTAAATGTTTTTAAACTTTGGTTATACCAATGACCACCTAACTTACTTACTGTCGTAGACTTGCCATCACCTTGCCCGCCATATAAAATAATCATGGAATCGTATTTGATACCAGGATGATAAATTCTGGCAACTGCACCCATCATCCACTTTTTAGTCACTTCACGATTGTAGTGATTATCTTCGGCACCTAAATAATCAATAAATAATGTTTCAATTCGCTTATTGCCATCCCATGTTTTAGATTCAATCATGGACTTAATAGGATGAAATTTATTATGATAAGCTTCTTTTTCAATGACACTATCCATAATGTCACGACTAAATTGCACATTATAATATCTATCTATATGAGAAATGACATGAGTTGTATCAATATCGGCCCAATAATAATTATTATCATCGTTGGTACGCCAATATGGTAGACGTTTTAGTTTAGTAATTTTTTCAAAGGAATCGTATTGTACTAACCCTTTTAAACTTTCATCATTTTCCATTATTAATTCTGCGTTTGCAGTGGTCTTTTTAAGGGCTTGTGTTGTGGCTGATCGTCTTAATTTACTACGCCAATCATCACTATTGGCCAAATAATTATTTTCATCAATCAACTCAAATACTTCTTCTTTGGTTATATCTTCCAAATAAAAACCTCCTTACTTATTCTTACTATCTTTCTTCAAAATGCTTTTGAATGTACGATTAACTTCCTTTTGTTCAATTGGTGGCCTGCAGGTCATCGCCCATGCACTTACTAATCCATACACTAGGTTAGCATCCACATAACGACGCAATAAGTAACCTGTCAAAGAAGCTAATGTTTGATTACGCTCACCTTTACCAACGCCAAAAGCAATTTCACGCCAATACGCACTGTCACGTTTTTTAAATTGATTTGAATAATTCACTGTTATAGGTTCGTCTTTAACAGCCATCTTGTTTAATTCTTCAATGGTAATTGCTGGCGCATCATTATATTTAAAAATGTAAATTGAACCCTTTGATTTTTTTACTGGTAAGGCCATAGCTTGTGATGGTACAAAACTAGCTTCATCTACTGGATAACCAATATAACGTGCTAATCCATTTGAATACTTCCGATAATCTGATGCACTCATTGGTTCATTTAAAGGTACTATAAGACGAATACGAGGGTTTTCAACAGTATATGAATACGTTGTATGAAACACCCAAGATACATGTTCCAATTTAGCTTTCAGCACTTCATATAGACCTTTAAAATCTTTGATTTCGTCATAGTCCAATGTAATAGCAGTTCGATTGATTAAAGTTTGATCACTACGATATTTACTAATAGTTTGATTATCTTTTTCAACATCTTCAAAATCACCATATACACATAAACCACGTATATATTTATCTGAGTTGATTCTTGGTGTTTGTAGTTTATCTAACCACTTAGACCATTCACATAAGCCAGAACCATTACATGAATTTGAATACAAATTTTTATATTGAACAATTTGAATTTTAAAATCGTTATTTAATTTCACATTTTGAAAATCCAATTTTTGGCCTCCATTTATTACAAACAAAAGGACAAAGATGTTATAATAAATATGTGCAATTTCTTAATTGCCCTTTTGATTGTTAATTATTAATTTTCTATGCGTTATCTGATTCTGTCGCCAAACTTACATCAGATGCGCATTTTTCTATGCATTCATTTATTTCTAGAACTGTATTTTTTACATCGTCTGAAATACTTTTTAAAATCGATAATACAATGTAATTAAAGTCTTGAAACTCTCTAGCGTGGTTAGCCAAAAAAGGATTACCATTCTTTTTAAAAGTTTGTTCTGCTACTTCGTCAGTAGTAAGACGATCACAAATTAAATTTTGCATAATTCCTATTTTCCTTTCTAAATCTGCACCGTTTATTTCATCTTTAATTATTTCCAAATAATTCATTATTCTGCGTCCTCCACTTCAACACCTGGATAAACTTCATATTCTTCATCGTATTCATCATGAAACTTATTCATATTAACAAAAATTCGTGCTTCATCTTCAACAGTTAACCCATGTAATACTTCAGCAGGACATTCTACATAACTTAGATGTTTAAGCGCTTCAACTCGACGAATACCATCAATAATATATAGTCCATCTTCTCTCGCACTAACTGTGATATATCCAATTGCAAGTCTTTCAAAATTTTCAATTATACCATCTGCACCAGGATTATCTAAAGAACGATAACTATAATCCACTTTCAAATCATTAATTTTTACTGTTTCAATTTTTTTATTCATTTTTCCATTCTCCTTATTGATATTAAAATTTTTCTCTAACTCTTGGACTGCCCATTTCATTATTAATTCAAGATGTTTTTCTCGATTAATTTGTGAAACTACTTCGTGACCGTCTTTAAACTCGGTGTGCTCATAACTTTCAAAGTGATTATAAATACTTGTTTTAAGTTGATATTTTACGTGTTCTAATACATCAATTTGTTCTTGATTCATTTTATTAATCCTCCTTTTTGCATTCGTACTTGTCAACAATTGGTAATGTTAAAGTTTGTATTAGTGCAGTTATTGCAATCCCATGAATAAAATCAATACTGTATGCGTATAAACAACCAATTGTTATAGCTAGTATAGAAATCAAAATATATAGTTTCATTAATCTTCAACCCCTTTAAGAATTCACTTTAATTGATGTACTAAAAAGCTCGTCTATTGGCTTATCGAATAATTCACTTAACTTTCTAGCCTCTGGCATAGTAAAATCTGCATCTTTACCAATGATCTTTAAACTAAATCTTTGTGGGCTTATACATAGTAACTTTGCTAATTGCTTTTGGGTATATCCCATTTCTTTGTAACAGATGTATAAATTCCAATATTTAATTTTTTGCATAATTTTTATCCTCCAGTATTTCTATACCAAAAAAATCATTTGGGGTAATATTGAAATAGTCACACAAAACCATAATAGTTTTGGTATCTGGGTTTTTACTTTTTTCATGATACAGATTGTACAAAGTGGTGGGGGAAATCCCCGTCCTTTCACTCAAAGATATTACAGACTCTTTTCTTTCTCCCAAAAGAACGCTTAATTTATTTTTCATATAACTAACCTCCTTAAAAGAATATCTGTAACCAATATGGTGTATTTAATAACCACCTTATTGGTTATATCTATATATTAAGCTCTTTTTATTCTTCTGTCAACAGTATACTGTTTATTTTAATTACTCTATTGGTTATAATATGATTGAAAGGAGTTAAAAAAATGATAATTACATCAAATTTAAAAGTGAAAATGGCAGAATTTAACTATTCAATTAAAGATGTTCATGACAAAACCAAACTATCTAGAACAACAATCTCAAATTTATATAACAATTATAGTGATGGTATTAAAATTGATACATTAGAAAAGTTGTGTACTTTGTTCAATTGCACGCCAAATGATTTATTTAAAATCACTTATTTAGATATAGAAGATATAAAATTTGAAAAATTAAATAGTGTTTATAGCCTGAATGAAGATCGTTCATACAATGAATCTGACAAAATAAGTTTTTATAAAGCTTTTATCCAATTGAAAGTAGATAAAATACCTTACTCAATTGAATTAAGATTAATTGTGGAACCATCAAATACTTATAGCGATACAGGCATAGAAACAGGAATATTAAAGCTCGAAGAATATGAAAATGATTTTATTGGCGAAAAACTAAACACAACCGGCTTGGTTAGTGTGGCATTAAGCAATAAAATCGAAGAGATTATATTAAATGAATTTACAAAAAATAATAAAGATTATGATTTAATTGAAGAAGTTGAATATACATTTAAGTAGGTGATTACCATAGAACACAACTTAAACCTATCCCACAATATATATAAAGACGTAAAACGTGGTACTTATTACTTTCGTATTAAATACTATGATAAGAAGAATCAACGTAAAGAAATTAAAAAGAGTGGCTTCAAACAACGTAAGGAAGCGTTGAAGAAATGTAATGAAATTATGGACGAATTAGAGGGTGTAGGACAGATAAACAAACTGCCCTTTGATAAGCTCGTAGATGAGTATATAGAGTGGTATTCTGCACGTCGCAAGTCATCAAGTGTAAAAGCATTAAAGACACATACAAACAACCATTTGCTACCTTATTTTAAGTCTATGGATGTCTTTAATATGACTACACAGGATGTTATGAAGTTTCAGAATACGAAGTTAAAAGAGGGACACTCTGGAGAGTACCTAAAGAAAATGCACGTGTTCTTAGTATCATTACTTAACCATGCTATGAAGTTTCATGATCTAAAGCAAAATGTAGCCTCTCTAGTAGGTAACTTTGAAATCGAATCAAATAAGCGTTTGAACTATTGGACATTAGAACAATTCAATCAATTCTATGAAGTTTTAGCTACACAACAGCAAAAGTTATTCTTTAAGCTACTGTTTTACTCTGGTGCACGTAAGGGCGAAATTAGAGCCCTCACATGGCGTGATATTAACTATGATGATGAGTTTATCCATATAAACAAAACGGACTATCACGGTGAAGTGACAGCCCCTAAAACAAAGTCAGCCATACGTGATATATACTTACCTACTCACATGATGGACGACATCAAGAATTATTTAAATTGGTATAAAGAGAATACCATATATAAAGATGATTATGTATTGTTTGGTACATTCTATAAGGCTTATAGTGAATCAACTATAGATCGTTGGTTTACCACTGCATTAAAAGTATTAGATGAACAACTGCCAGACGGTCAGACATTCCCTAGAATTGTAATTCATGAGTTAAGACATAGCCATGCGTCTATGCTAGTCAATCATGGTGCAAGTATCATGGTAATAGCACAGCGTTTAGGTCATGCTGATAGTAATGAAGTATATAACCGATACGGTCATTTGTACCCCAGTACACAGAAAGAAATAGTAAAATATTTATGAGGTGATTTATGAAAAAAATTCCGTATAAATACTGGATAATAATTGTAGTATTCTTTGGTTCACTTGCATTTTCTAAAAACTTCAGATCATATATTGTCAGTCATCATATTGATTTGTTAAAAATTATAACACCTATGTTAATTGCTTATTTAGTATATAAATACACAACAGATAATCATAAGAGAACCTTATTAAATGAATTAGATTCCAAATCAGAATGGAGAAAGACCTTATTTACTATTGCAGGTAAAAAGAAAATAAAAATCAAAGACGTTTATCAATTAAGAGCAAGTTTAAGGTTTACACATAAAAATGAAAGCGAATATCTAAATAATGACTATTTTGATAATATGAATATACTTATTATAAAATATTGCGAGAAAATAATTAATAAAGATTTAATATTAAAAGATGACTTAATATTAAATAATAATTCACAAGAAACTATTAGACTATTTTGCAGATACATGTTAGCTGATCATTGGGAAAAAAATCAAAATAAAGATTTTAAATTTAATAATCCTGAAAAAGAAATTGAACTATGTAACTACACACTTAATAAATTTTTATTAATAAATTCCATATCGTTTAATGATAAAAATACTAAAAATAACTTCTTCAATTTATTTAATGATGTCAAAATATATATTAAGACAATGACACCCTAA